GGAGGAGAGAGAGGAGCGTTAGAAGTATTACCAGTATGTCTTTCAACATTTCCAGCGGCAGTTGGTATAACCAAATCCCCTTGAAATATTGCAGTTGCATAACCTGCTGCTATTCTATATCTGTTCTGAGCTCCAACTAATGGTGTACCGTCTAGTTTTCTGTAAGGTCTAAGACCGAACTTTTCTGATACGTTTGCCATATTGTTTGTCTCCTATTTAAACGTTGTTAATAAAGACCACTGTAGGTATTGCAAAAAAATTACTTCTTGTTTCTACCACCAAAGGTCACTCTGGATTGCCTCTCAATATTGATTGGCATCTCCGGGTGCTGTTCCTTCATAAGATCTGAATCAACGGATTTCATTCTGTCGTCTGTTAACCTTTTAAAATAGGCTGCTCGTTGTTCAAGTATCTCTGTTGGTATCCTTGCCAGCACAAGGCCCCCAATCCCGATTAACCCCTTATGTTTGCCTTCTTCAAGAATCGGATATCCGTGACTGTCACCTATTTCACTTATTAGTGTGGCAGCAGTTACAAATTCCCAACCCTCTCTAAGTTTTCTTGATACATTTGTTGCATCATCAAAACCTTGAATGGTAGTTCTTATCCAACGATGAGAAAAACCATGTGGTGCATCTGGGGCATCCAAACTGGATGATGGAGTCCAAGATTTAGGAGCTTCTTTTTTGCTTCTATCCTCTGAACTGCGTGAAGTTTTATCTATTTTTGTCATATTATTTATCCTCCTTCACGTATCTAGCATATTCCTCTAGTGGCACGCCTAATCTTTTAGCAATAGCTACCTGTGATTGCGAGAGTTTCACAGTTTTGCGTCCCTGCTGCTTACGACCAGCCGAAGCAACCGTTTGGACGGGTTTCGGTTGTTCCTTTTCAGGCTCGTCATTAGCACCAAAACTACTTGGAAAATATTTCCGTAGTCTTGTATTTACTTCAGTATAATACTCATCACTGTCCAGTTCAAGACCCTCTTGAGCTAAATTGTTATGAATAGTAATAGCAGCGTTAGTCATAACTTCATCATCCCCAAACCAAGTATTTTCTTCAGCCCATTTTTTAGCTTTAGGTGTAATTGGTTGTTGGGTAGGTGTAGTTTCTAGATTGTTTGCTTCAACGTTTGTTGTTGATTTAGCTTCTTCTTCTCTTATCTTTTTCTGCTCTTCACGATTACCTATCTCTAATCTAGCTTTTTCTTTTTCTACAGCTAATTGAGTTAGTTTATCGTTTGCTTCCATGATTTTATCACTATCTTGTTTCTCAATAGCATCACGAAGTACATTTTTGACCTGTTCTCTTTGAGCATCCACTCTAGCATCAAACTCTTTTAAGTGTTGATCTTCTGAAGTATCTGCTTTTCTGACAGTAGTATCATACTTTTTTTGTAAACCTTTAGCAAAATCTAAAGCAGCTTTTTCTCTTCTTTCAGCTTCTCTATATTTTCTAGTAAGTTTATCAATTCTTTTTTGATAGTTATCTGAATGTTTAACTAAACTTTCTTCTTCTTTAACAGGTTTAGCTTCTTCTTTAACAGGTTTAGTTTCTTCCCCTGTTTCTTCTATCTCAATTTTTTCTTTTGTTTCTGCTTCTTTAGTATGGGCTGTCCCACCTAAATCAACTTCACCTCTATCAAGATTAGGTAACTCTTCTTTTTTTTCTGGTTGTTCTAATTGTATTTCAGTTTCATTAGAATCATCAATATCTAAAGGAACATCACTTTCTTTTTTCATTAGTGCTTCTGCACTATAGTCTTTTACTTCTGCCATTTTATCCTCCTAAAATAAACGGAGAATATCTTCTGGCTTTTTGACTGTTCCTATGATCTCGTCATCATTGAGTATTCGGTGTTCACCGAATTTAGTTTGAAATCGTGAGCCGGCATATCTACCATAAATGATAAAGTCGCCTTCTTTACACCAAGCACCTTTAGGAAATTTACTTTCATCTTTATAACAAAGATCACCCATTTTAACTACAAGTGCAACAACTGTTGTCATCTGTATTTTATCTGATGTTTCTTCGGTTAATAAAAGTCCACCTTTTGTTTTTTTATGTCCAGACCATGGTCTGACTAACATTCGGTATCCTACTGGGTTTGGTATGATTTCAAGATATTCTTTGATGCCTTGTGGATCTGTAGGTACTTGATTTTCTTCCTTAGCTTCTTTAAATTCAGCTGTAGGTTGTTCAATCATTGTCGCCATCGTTATCCTCCTTTTGCAGGTTTTTAATATCCTGAAGCAGCGTTTCTAAAGCGCTGAGTCTGCCTCGAGCATACATCAGTTTATCCATGGAATCAACCCCGTAGCATAAATGTTCTTTTGTCACATCAATTTCTTTTTTAATTAAATTTTTAAAGGTATCAAATGAAAATGGGTCCATATTATATTTCTTTATGATTATTAGATAAACATATTTTAACATCTCCCTTAGCTACAATTTGAAAATCAAAGTAAGCTAAACAGTTAACAATAAGTGGCATATCAAAATGGGGGTAGTCATCAAATACAAAACGGGTATCTGGTGCACATCTATTAGCAAACCATATAGCTTCTGTAAGAACATCTTTAGTCATATGTGGACCATCAAAATGAACAAAAGAATATTTTGAATTCATATTATCAGGGTTAGACATAAACTCTGTATCTGTCATGTTAGCTAAAGTAAATAAGCCTTCATTTCTATACTTATACAAATCATTTAATAGTGTATCTCTCATTTGATCATTATAATCAAATGACTCAGGTTTAGTTACATCATAATGTTGATATATTAAATTTGAATAAGGGTCTATTCCAACATGGATATAATTATTTTTAACGGAGTTCATTATCACCATTGAACCTAGCCCTTGTCTTACACCAATCTCACAAGATTTATAACCTTGGCAATCAAAATCTTTAGACCATTTTTTAAGTAATTCGTATTCTACGCTATCCCCTTCAATCATGGGTAATATTTATAACTATTTATAAGGTTTGTAAATAGATTTTATTTCACCTTTAGCTACAAGTTTCTTAAGATCTCCTTTAGTCATTTCAGAATAGTTAGAATAAGTTGGATTAGTAAGGGTTACTCCTGGAGGACACTCACATCTTTTACCAAAAAGTTTTTCTATTAGTTTTTTAAACATTATATTTTTTGCATCTCTGGGTTTTTTGATAACATATTTTTTTCTGCTCTAGGTCTTGCCATAGAGTCTTTACTTCTTTTTCTAAGTTGAGCAATAGCAGACTCCTTTAATCTTTTTTCTTTAATTTGTTTTTCTAAATCTCTAGCTAAATTCATTTTTTACCACCTTTAAATATTTGCGTTCCTTTAATACCATAGATGCTCGCCACGACAAGGATCCATAAATTTGTGAACCATTTCGGAAGCTCTGAGAACATCTCAAAGAACAATTTTACTTTGTCCATCGCTGCCGGATCGTCTGATACGACTGCCCAGGCCAGGATTGCTATGGGCAAACTTAAAATTATTAAAACTGCCTCGTCCTTCCAATCTGATTGACGGGCTTCTAAAAGTTTTCCTTGGTAAGCTTCCTTGCCTTCAGCCATACGAGACGCATGCATTAACTGTGCATCTGACATTGCCATCTTAGTTTTCTGTTTATTAGCGTAAATTTTACTTCCAGCAGAAACGGCTAATTTAATTGCTTGAAACCACATTACTTAACTCCTGTAAATTTAAGTCCTCTAATAGCTGCTCCTCCACCTCTGGAGAATTTTACTGGGGGTACTTGTGGGTTAGGTCCTCTTAATGGTGGTGGTCCATAAGGTACTCCACCGCCTTTATTTAATTTTAATTTTGATAATGTTTTAGCTTGACCTGCATGTAATTTAGAAGCTTTTTTTAAACCTGTAATAACACCATTTACTTTACTCTGTGTACTAATCATCTTACCTTTTTTATAAGCTTTAAAATTATCAAATATTTGTTTTTTTTTAGCTAAAGGTTTTGTTACAGTTTTTTTTGTTACAGTAGGAACTTTACAAGGGGGATTAGTTCCATCTGGACATAATTTTGGTCCATCCCCACCACCATCATTGGTAGTTTTAGTTTTTCCATACCCTGCATCTTTCATGTAATCTTTATTTTTAGGATCCATTACCTCAAGAGGTTTGGTTTCTGTTCTATAAAACTCTCTATACAGTCCTTCTTTTCTTGCAAACTTGTCTTTACTTTTTTTCTTAGAGTCATATGCTTTAGGGCCTATAAAATTTATAGCTTTATTTAGTGCCCAACTAGCTGGACCAATCGTTGGGACTTGAGGTGGATTTTTATAAAATTTTCTATCTGGTGGTGTTGTTGTTGTTGTTGTTTTTGGATTATTATCTCTAGTATTTTGTCCGCCACCTACTGTTTGGCCTTTTTCATTTATCTGTCCTCTAGTTGCATGTGAAGCTGTTGTTCTATTTTTACCAGCATCTGTTCTGCCACCTACTTTTAATTTAGCCAGCTTACCTTTTTTAGCTGAATCCATTGCAAACTTTTTTGCAACTTTAGGTTTCTCAGCGTATAAATATCTTCTTTGTTTAGCTGATTTAAAAGGCATTAGTTTTTATTTTTATCTCTCATTTTTTGAACTCTTAATCTTTCTTCTGCAATCATTCTATTCTGAGCTAGTTTAGTTTCAGCAATTCTAATTCTTTCTGCTGCTTGATCTTCATTATCTTCTAGCTTCATCTTCTCAATATCCATTCTTTCATCAAGAGTTTCTTGTTGAAGTTCATTAGTCATCATATCACTTTCACTTCTTCTCTGTAACTCCATCGCTTTTAAGTCTAGTTCTCTTTGTTTTAAAGCAACTAGTGGGTCTTGTTTTTGGCCTCCTGCTTCTTCTTGTGCGAGTTCTGTTGTAATCTTAGCAATTTGTTGTGCAATTAGAGCCTCCACTTTAATTTGTGCTGCTTGAGGATCTGCTTGTAATTCTTGTTGCATCATAGGATCTTCTTGAAGCATTGCTCCTACTTCCCCTTGAGCTAACATTGAAACGTGTTCCGAGATATGTCCTTGTAATAAAGCCATCACCATTGGATTAATCTGTACCATTCTTGTTGCCATAAACGCTCTATGAGCTTGGATATGAGCTTTATGATCTTGTGTAGGGAACGCTTTAGGCATTTGCATTTGTAATGCTTCAAGGTTCTCGATTGCCGGATCTTTAGGTATTGGTTGTACTTCTGGACGTAATACTTGATCTATATCTTTAGTTCCCAATGCTTCATAAACTCTTCTGTAAGCTTCTCTTAAGTTATGAAGTTGTGGATTAGATTGTGCAATTTTTAAATTCTCATTTGCTAACGTTACTCTTTGTGACATAGAAAAAACATTAGGATCTGCAACTGGGATAACATCTACTCTATCATCAAAGTCTGTTTGTTTAACCGCTTGGTCTGCACCATAAACTGAATAAGGATAAATAGGAGGTAAGTATTCTCCAAAAATTTTACCTAGCATTCTAAATTCTTGTCTCATTGCGTAGTAACATCTTTTGTGAATAGCTGTCATGACCCGTGAGCCACGTTCCAAGATTGCAATAGTCGAACCTACTGATCTGTTTTGCTCATCTAAGCCAACTGCCATATCCGTGATTGCTGCAAACTTTTGTCCTGCACCCACAACGAAGCCTAGTAGCTGGAAAAGCGTGGCACTTGGTTCTTTAAAAGGTAACATTTGAAACTGATCTTTTATATTTCCGCCAGGTGCATCTACATCTCTGAATTCACCGGGTTGGAAAGGTTGATCATCATCCCTGATTCTAATACCACGGCTCTTGAAACCTGCTGGTAAATTACTTAAAGTACCCGCATCTAGTAATTGTCTTAATGCTTGAGTAGCAGTTCTAGTTAAACCACCAATCATATGAATTAAACCAAAGCCATAAAAACCTAAACCGGGTAAAAATTTAAAGTGAACAAAATAATTCTTTCT